CAAAGGCTTCTCTTTTAGCTTATTGTCGCGACAGAACTTGGCTAGATTGTGAAAATCTACGCGCTCACCGTCCTTCATGACCGTGTAGCTCTTGGCGTGCTCGGGTGGATGCAGGGGAGAACCTAAGCGATACCCACTGGGAGGACAGTTATCACACTCGAAGGTTTCTTCAATGACACCCTCATATTCGATACCTAAAAACTCAGAGACGGCGAAAGTATCCCATGTGTATTTTATAGTTCGAGCCATAAATAGATACAGAACCCCGAATTATTTAGTGTGCCTAGAATACTTACTATTGACGAAGTAAAGCCACTTATTGGTAATTTGTCTAGGGACAATTACTACGAAATGCAGTTCGGTGGTCTAAGCCCCTCTTTAACTACGTATGTAAATCAAAGGGGTGTAGAGAATACTTTTTTTCAGCGTGATTGGGGTTTATGTGCTTATGATGCTCAACTTCCAGGCACTTCTCTAGCTGATACTCAATCTCAAAACTTCATGGGAGTAACTGAGAACTTCGTTTATCAAAAAGCCTTTAGTGACCTCACCATCTCTTTTTACTGTGATTCTGAGTATCGTGGTCTTAAATTTTTAGAGCACTGGATGGAATATGCGGTCAGTGGGAATGGAACGGGCATTAATCCCCTTTACGCCAATTCTAATTACAATTATCGCATCAGATATCCCGATCAGTATAAATCGGGAAGTACCAAAATTTTTAAATTTGAGAATAAACTCCAAAGAGTTTTTGAATACTCTTTTCTCGGTCTTTTCCCTAAAGCTATCAATCCCATCGCTTTGTCGTATGGTCCTAAAGGGGGTAATTTGGGTAATATCATGAAAATCAATTGTACTTTTAAGTATGATCGTTTTATTGCAGGCTCTATTGATAGCTATGCTCGTGCCAGTCTTACTTCTAATAATTTATTTTCCACTATTCGTGATTTGACGGAACAGGGGCAAAATGCGGTCAACTTGGTGAATAGGTTCGTCAACTTAGTTAGCTAAATAACCACGTAAGGAGCTTTTCCCTAATGGCACGCAAACCTAACCCAGATGCCGCTTTAAGATATCCGCTTACAGAGGCAATTGGTCCTGAGACGGATTATCTAGTTATCAGGGTGAGTGAATATAAGCCACCTACACTTAAGAGTGATACCAACACACCCTTTCTCTTCACTAGAACTACTAAAAGAATAGAAGAAGCCAATAGAAACGGTACAATAAGGCGTCTTGAAACCATTCAGCTCCCAGTTCCTGAAAACGTGGCTGATGGAAATTCTGTAAAGTGGAATGATGATCAGTTGGATCCTCTCGGAGCTGCTGCCTTTGGTGTTGCTCAGGATTTTGTCACGAGTGCTAATGTGGGTAAGGGGATTGGTGGCTTAACCCAGGCACTTGCAGATAGTGGCGGAAAACTTAAGGCGGCTTATGATGCGTTGGATGAAAATACCCGAGGATCGATTAGGGATGCGTTGATTGCAGGTGGAGTCAATCAATTCAATGCCAACATAGATCCCGATAAGTTAGTTAGCAGAACTCAAGGTCAGGTACTCAACCCCAACCTAGAGCTTCTATTTCAGGGGGTTAACTTAAAAACTTATGACTTTAATTTTACTTTTACGCCCAGATCTCAACCTGAGGCTCAACGAGTAAGGAGAATTATTAAAGTCTTAAAGAGGAGAATGGCTGCTAAAACAACAGTTACAGGGGGGAATTCTCAGGCTAGGGGTATTTTTATTAAAGCTCCAGATATTTTCGATATGGAATTTAGAAAGGGTGGACAGAAGCATCCTTATCTCTTTACCATGCAACCATGTGCTTTAAGGAGCATGAGTGTAAACTATGTTGGTGCGGGTCCCTATATCACGTATGATGATGGAAGCCCTATTAAAATTCAGATGCGGTTACGATTTACTGAGTTGAGCCCCGTCTATTCAGAGGATTATGACAATCTTGATGAGAATGATCTCGATGGAGTTGGTTTCTAATGACTTATTTTAGAGAGCTACCTAATGTTGAATATCAAAATTTTCTAAGTGATAGCACAGGCTCACTAGATTATATCCTCATGAAGAATATCTTCATTAGAGGAAAGCTTCGTGATGATCTCCAAAATGTTTTTACCGTATTTGATAAGTATGTTATCTTAGAAAACCAGAGACTTGATGAAATTGCTGATGAATTGTATGGAGATCCCAATTTAGATTGGGTTATTCGTATTTGTGCGGATATTATTAGTTACCAGAATCAGACCCCTCTTAATGCTCAACAGCTCTATGACTTTTGCGTAGAAAAATACGGAGAATCTGGAATGTTGGACGTTCGTTACTATGAAACTACGGAAGTGAAGAACAGTGAAGGTAAATTAATTCTCCCTGCAGGGCAGGTGGTAGATTCTAATTTTACTATTCCCAATCCCGAGTTACCTCAGTTGACCATTAATCCAGTGACAGCAATCACTAACTTTGATTATGAGACACAGATCAACGATGAAAAGAAAACTATTTACGTTCTCAAACCAATTTACCTAGGTCAGTTCCTAGACGATATGCGTGATATTTCTACGTATGGATTTAACTCCGAATTTATTAATGAAAAGACCATTAGAACCACAAATACTCTCAATACAAGTCCCTAAATAATTATACTGAGAGCGATTTATTATGTCATTGCCTAAGATTGCGCATGTCAATCATGAACTGACTGTTCCTTCTACAGGAAAGAAAATTAAGTTTAGACCTTACCTAGTTAAAGAAGAAAAGGTCCTCATCTTAGCTCGCGAAAGCGGAAGTGAGCGTGAAGTGATTAATGCGATTAAAGCTGTTATCGATGCTTGTGTTCTCACACGTGGTTTTAACGTTGACGAACTAGCGACTTTCGATGTTGAATATCTCTTCCTCGCTATCCGTGGTCGTTCGGTTGGTGAGGATGTAGAAGTCATCTATACTTGTGCAGATGACGGTGTAACCCAAGTTCCCCTTACCATTCACCTTAGTGAAGTGGGGGTTATGATGGATGATGCCCACACCAATAAAATTAAACTCGATAATAAGTGGTCGGTGGAGATGAAGTATCCCACTGTTGATATGGCTCTGTCGGCTGACATCGAAGACATCAGTGTAGAGCAGAGCTTTAAGCTTATTGCTAACTGCATTGGTCAAATCTATACCGAAGAGGAGTCTTTTACAGCGGCTGATTCTACTGAAGAAGAGCTAGTGGAATGGGTTGAGTCATTACAACCTTCACAGTTCCAAAAGATAGAAGAATTTTTCCTCACAATGCCTAAACTCAAGCACGTCATCATGGTAACCAATCCAAATACCGAGGAAGTGAATGAATGTGTTCTGGAAGGATTGCAATCTTTTTTCGCGTAGGTATGGCTCATGAAGACCTTGAGTCATACTATAAGACCAACTTTGCCCTCGTCCAGCACCATAAATATAGTTTAAGTGAACTAGAAAATATGTTCCCTTGGGAACGCGAAATTTACATCGTACTTCTCAAGCAATGGATCGAGGAACAAGAGGCAAAACAACAACAGGGTAGTTAATGGATCTATTCGGCGCCGCTACAAAGGGAGTTGACCCGCAGACAGGCACCTATCTAACTAAAGAGCAGCGCGTAGCCATGTTCCGCGCCTCTAGAGGTATGGGTGGGGGTTCTGGTGCAGGCGCCAATTCTGCTCGCCCTGGTGTCAGTCCACAGTCTGCTATTGTTATCTCCAAGCCAAAGCTGGGTGAGATTGTCCAGACTCTACAAAAGACTTATGAGAAGACTGCCGAGAATATCGGTGAGCAAGTAGAGGAGAACAAAAAGAATATTCAAATTCTCTTCACCTCAGTTTTAGATACTAGAAAGGCGGAGATTGCTGCTGAGAAGAAAGAGACTGATCAATTAGAAAAGGAAAGAGTTAATAAGCTACGTAGAGCCCGAGAGTTTGTACTTGACAACTTAGCCAAGGCTACTTCTGGTTTTATTCGTGCTGGTCAAGCAGCTGGTAGGAAAATTGTAAAGCCTGTCGGAGGCTTTTTGGAGAGGCTGCGCAAAGCTCTCTGGTTATTGGTGGGTGCGTGGGCTATTGATAACCTTCCCGCTATTATGGAGAAGGTACAAACCTTTATGGATGAACTCCCCACTCTGCAGGAGTTTCTTGAAAATGATCTGACTCGCGTTAGAGGTGCTTGGAGTATTATCGACAATACTCTAAAGGGAGTTAATAAAGCAATCAGATTCGTAGCTAAGAAGGCTTTGGATCTGGGACTGTGGATGGGCAAAAAAGCCGCCACCATCGGAGGTAAAGTACTTAATACTATTACTAAGTATTTGGGTGAACTCTTAGAAAAGGGAGTTAAAGCGTTATCCGCATGGGCATCGAAAGGTATTAAGGGAATTGCGGATGCTATTAGACCCCGAGGAGGGGGAGCTGGTGGTGCTAGAGCAACTGGCAGAACTGCGGCTGGCTCTCAAAGAGCCGCATTGCGTGCTAATCGCCCCTTTGCTAATGTTGCTCTCCCAGGAGGTGATCCTGCACCTAAACCTAAGTCCATCAAGAATATTTTTAAACAGCTTACTGGATTTGGTAAGGATCTTATGGATCAGGGGCGTAATGCTCTGGCTAATGTGGGTGGCTCTCTTAGCGATAAAATGTCCAAGTTTGCAGGTGTTCCTGTCAGGGACGCAGCGGACAGGACGGGTTGGATTAAGCAAGCTCTAGGTCCCATTATTGACAAGTTTCCCGCCCTGGCTAAAGGTATAGGTAAAGTTGGTAGGCTACTGGGAAATGCGGTTCGATTAGTTCCTGGTATTGGCTTTGCCATCGACCTAGCCCTTAACAAACAGGTAGCTGGACAGACTTGGACCGAGGCAATTATTCGTGCCCTTGGTTCCTCTATCGTGGGGGGCGTCTCGGCATCTGTGGGTGCTAAAGTGGGGGGTCTAGCTGGCGCTGCTGTCGGTGCGGTTGGTGATCAATATGGGGCTGGCAGATATGAGGCTTGGACTGGTAATACAAGAACTGAGAATGTAGTAGCTGGAGGTGGAATAGTAGCCGCAGTCAAAGATACTTTGACAGGGGATGCCAGTGAAATTGGAACAGGATCTCCCCCTGCACCTGCCAGTGGTGAGATGGGAACTCGCACTCCTGATTTTAGTTCCAAAGTGGGTGGAAGTACTCCTGATGGTATGGAAATCAAGAGCGCTTATGGTAGCAATGTAACTTTTATTGAATTGCCAGGGACGGTAACCGATCTAAGAAAGCCCGAGGAACCTGCACAGGAATCAAGCGGCGCTTCAGCCGATGTTGCCCCTGCATATCTCACCAGAGATCCTGATATGGATTTCTATAGAATCTATGCTACCGAAAAATTCGATTTACTTTCATCATAAGTCATGGCAGCTGTATCTCCTATTTCTGGCGCTGCATTGCGTGTTGGGCAGTCTCTCACTAGAGGGGCAGCTTCATTTCGTGGTGGGGCTAGGTCAGTGATGGACTTTGGGAGTGACCTAGGGAGTAGAACTGCCGACCAGCTACGCCAAGCAAATATAAGATATAAGGAAGCGAAAAAAAAGAAGGCAGAGCTCAAAAAAAGATATCGCCAAGATGATGAGCGTATGGCTAAAGAAGAGAGAGGAGAAAAAAAAGAAAGGTTTACCAAGTCTCTCTTTAAAAATATTGTAGTTAAACCACTCAACGCTTTGTGGAAACTTCTTGCTGCGTGGGTGATCGATAATCTTCCCTCTATTATTAAAGAGGTTAAAATATTTACTAAGAAAGCAAGGATATTTGTTGCTACAGTAAAGAACGCACTTCGTGCGGTTGGAACAACCTTTACTGGTATGGTGAACATTACTAAAGCCTTTCTCAAAAACATCTCTGAATTTGATTTTAATGATACTTCGGGGAGGCTAAGAGAGGCTAAACTGGAGATGGATGAGGGAGTGGAAGAGATTAATACTTCCTTCAGTGAGATGAAAAATGTATGGAACCGAAGTGAGGGATAACGGCGAAGGTTTGGAGGAGGCTGTTAAAAAAGCCACGGCAGTTGCGGCAGAGCAGAATACTCAGCCTACTACCAGTGCTTTTGGTAGAGGTTCTCAAGGTTCTAGTGCAGGAAAAGAGGGATGGGGTCCTGTCTTAGAGCTTATTGCTAAAGCTGAGTCGGTGGGAGGTTCTTATGACTCCGTTTATCCTGGTAGAACGAAGGTAGGTCTATCTCAAATGACCATTGCGGAAGCCGATGATTGGCAGTCGCGTACCGCTGGTAGTCGTGGTTCGGCAGCAGCAGGACGCTATCAATTTATGAATATTCTTGATCAGGCAGCCAATGCAGGGCTCTCTGGTGATGATATCTTCTCTCCAGCAAACCAAGACAAGATGGCAATTGCTCTCATCGAGAAAAAGAGAGGAGTTACTGTGGATATGGTCAAGGATAACCCCCTAGAAGCGGCTAGAAGGCTTGCTATGGAGTGGGCAGGTCTTCCTGTGCTAAGCACCACGAAAGGGAATACAAGGACCGTAAATAGGGGGCAAAGCTACTATTCGGGTGATGGCTTGAACAAAGCTACAGTATCTCCCGAGGAACTCATGGGTAGCTTTGGGCAAGTGAATGACAATACACAGAAAAGTGGGGGTGGGAGCATGCAAGCTCCTGACCCAGCTGAGGATAACGGTGCTTCCATGCTTACAGACAAAATTCCCTACGAGCAGTTCTCTAAGTCTGCGGGGGAAGGGGGTACGGGACCTGTGGGTAAGACTAGTGATTTTGGTCTCCGTGCTTCTCCTGGGGGCATTGGTTCCACTGATCATAAAGGCATTGATATTGGTACCAGTGGGGGTAAGGGCTGGTATGTGGCAGCTAAAATTAATGGAACTGTTACTTTCTCTGGTACGGCTGGAGGCTATGGTATTATGGTGGAGATTAAAGCAGGACGTTATACTTATAGATATGCCCATCTACGCAAGGCTATGGTGAAGAGTGGTCAAAGATATGTTGCAGGCACAGTAATTGGTGAGATTGGTAATACAGGGCATAGTACAGGCGAGCACCTACATTATGAAGTTCTTTCGGGAGACCAGCAGATTAATCCTCAAGCTTTCCTTAATCTCCTTGAAATTGGAAGACTGAAGAAGGGGACCACGAGCACTGCTTCCAATATGACGGGTACCGCAGAAGAAAGAGCCAGAGATCTTACCTTAGCAGCGGCGTCCTTGAGGACCAATTTAGGGGGTGAAAATGTCATTATTATGAAGCAAACTAATACTGTTTTGACCTGATAAATAGAGTAACGGCTCTTATTATTTGTAATGTCCACCAAGCCATCTATATTTGATGTCATTACCTTAACTGGTCTTGATGGTAGAACGGCGGATATTCGCGAGGGCTGTGGTATTATTGATTATTATGAGGATCTTTTTTCTCCTAGTATTAGCGTGAAGCTGCAGATAGCTAATTCTGGGGGTGCAATTGAAGATGATGATGGAGACTATGTTTCCATCTATGAAGGTATGAAACTCCAGGGTGGAGAGAAGTGTGACTTGAGGATTTTAGCGAACTCGGAAACCAACGTAGACTTGCAGTTTGTCACTCAAGATTCTAATCCCCTCTTTATTAGCAATATTAGAAATATTATTCGTGAGACTAATAGAGAATTTTTTAGTTTAAGTCTTGTCCCTGAACCCACCATTAAGAATGAATTGATTGGCTTACAAGAAGCCTATAGTAAATCGGGGGCTATTAGTGATCAGGTAGCAAAAATTCTTAAGGATAGTTTTCCTGGTGCTCGCATTAATAAGATTGATAAGACTTCTAATCAGGTGGGATTTATGGGTAACACCAACACCCCCTTCGAGACTCTTATTACTTTAGCGTCCAAGGCAGTTTCCCCTGATGTGAATGGAGGAAGTGCAGGCTTCTTTTTCTATCAGACAGCTGAAGGATTTAACTTTAGGTCTATTGATGCGTTGATGACGCAACCAGTCAAAGCTGTCTATACTTCCACTCAGGTTGTTGAAAATGCTCTAACCTACTTCCCCACTCCAGATCTACCTTCGCTCGATTTTAAGATCAGTGATTATCTAGTGCTTCAAAATAATGATCTAGTTAATAAATTGCGTGCAGGTACTTATTCCACTATTAAAAGATTTTTTAATCCCATCAATTTTACAGTCAGCAGTGAACTGGATCAGTTTGATGCGGATACTTATATTAGTAACATGAAAAATTTGGGAAATCGTTATGATGCAAATAAGCTAAAACTTGCTGACAGTTCGGTAAACTATGGGAAGGAAGCCAGTGATATTATTACCGAAATTCAAGACTTTGGAACTATTGCTACGGGAGTTACTAAAGAGACAACTCAAGACATTGATAAATTTGTCACCCAACGTAAGATGAGGTATAATACCTTGTTCACTCAGGTTGTTTATATTCAAGTTCCTCTCAATACTAGCCTTTATGCTGGTGATATTATTGAATGTCGCTTCCCTAAGATCAGCAATAGTCCTAGGGACACGTTCGATTCGGGTCATATAAGCGGCATCTTTATGATTAAAGAAATAAATCACCATTTTGATTATAAATCTTCCTATACGGGAATGGTTATTCTCCGTGACACTTACGGACTCTACAAGACTAATCGTTAATTATGAACAATCGATTATACTTTGGCAGAATTGCACCCGTTGAGGCTCAGGGCACGCAGGTTGATGGTGCTGGTTGGGCGCAGCGCTACAAGGTTCGCATCTTTGATAAGCATACTCCCGATAAGAGTGTCCTTCCCGACAAAGATTTGCCTTGGGCACAGGTGCTGCTACCTGTAACTGCGGGATCTGGTGGAGCTAATTATGTACAAACTCCTCAGTTGAACGTAGGTGATACTGTCTCGATTGCTTATCTGGATAGGGATGAACAACAGCCAGTCATCACAGGTGTTCTTCCTCGCACCACTGAAGTAAGAAACGGGGAACCTAATGACTCGGATGGTTATATTCCTCAAACAGGTTTTACTCCCAATAAAGATCGTAATCCTAAGACTCCTACTACTGAATCGAATGAATCCAACGCGGATAGTTCTCCCACAACTCCTACCCGAGAGTTTTCTAACGTGGTTGGGGACACGATGATTCCCGCAGATACCTGCGATCCTAACTCATATAAAACTAATGCGATTATTTCAGAGATCAACAATCTATTCAATCAAATCTCCCGTACTACCGATAGTGCTTACGTTGACAGCATTATTCAGGGCGCTATTGATAGGGTCCATTCTCTTGTTAATCCTTATGTTGGCGACCTTTTTAATAACGTATTCAATGCTCTTACTCCCGTCCTAAATCAAGGTCTTAAAGCTCTTTACGATACCATTTATGCAGCAGTCTTAGCCACTACGCAGAATCCCATCATTGCTCAGGAAGCTGGCGAAGCTGCTATGGAAGCACTTATGCCTGCAGTTCTAGCCCTTCAGGAGGCAATTTCACTCTTAGCTGCGAAGGTTGTAGACGAGCTTTTAGATACGGTTGATGCTCTTATTAGGGATGCAGTTGCAAACAACGCGAACTTTAGTGAGTGTGCAGGTTCTCAATTCACAGCCGCCCTTGTGAATGCCATCATTAATGATATTGATAGGGGTCTTCAGCCTCTTCTCAATGGGGTGGCAGAAATCCTAAGTGGAGGTTTTGCAGCTACTTCCATCTTGCGTTCCTCGGTGGATATTGTTAGAGATTTCTCGGGCGGTTTGCTCAGTGTAGGACAGGGACCGAATAAGTGTGGGGGAAATGTAAAACCACTGATAGTCTTTTTGACCAGACCTTTGGCGCTTTCCCTATTCTTAGCAGTGAGAGTAGTAAGCAACAGTCACTCAATGGTTGCACGACTGCCCCTCCCGATACTTGCTATGCACCCACTATTACTATTTTTGGGGGTCGTGGTTCGGGTGCAGTAGCCAGACCTATTGTGGGAGATTATGCCGCATCAGTAGATCCTCGCACCGTTAGTCAAGTGCAGGGTGGAATTGTATCGGTAGAGGTACTTGATGGGGGTAGTGGCTATGTTTATCCTCCCTTTGTAACTATCACCGATAACTGTGGATTAGGTCGTGGGGCTCAGGCTCAGGCAGTCATCAAAGATGGAAAGGTGAGTCGCATCTATATTATTCAACCTGGCGTAGATTATCCAGCAGCTGGGGAAGATCTCTTTGTGGTAGATACAGTGGAGGTTGTAGCTGGCGGTTCTGGTTATGTTCCTGGTATTGTGGAAGATCAGTATGGTGGTGAATATGAAGTCATTACTGATGAAGATGGCAAAGTAACTGCTGTGCTCCCAATAAATATTGTACAGGTTCCCGATATCCCCACCCTCAATTTTCCCTTCAGCGTGCCTGCTATTCCTCCCAATGGCGTTTATCGAGATGAGTGCATTTATGATGGCAGAACGGGTGAGGTTATTACATGTAATGTGAAGGTGGGGAAGGGACTCAACCTTCGCCCTATTCTTATTCCTCTTCCCCCTCTTGAAGATATTCAGGATGGAAATCTACCAGGCACATTAAATGAAAGAGTTACTCGTGCCGAACTCATCGAAATCATTGACTGTCTGGAGAACTAATCATGGCTAATCCAAACTGGGAAAGAAGAATATTAAACAGCTATGGCTCCCGCTTTAGAATTGACATCCAGAATCCCGAGGTGGATGCAGGGGGTCCTAAAGTCTACGTTCAGCAGTCCACAACTGATGACGATAATACTCTAGAAATTGCTCATCAACAGAACGGTATCTTCCACATCTATAATGACAAGACTGTTGAAATTGTAGGAGGTGCTCAGTCTAAAGAAAGTGGTATTGATGTTGTCATCGCTGGTAAGAATGGTGATGTTGTCATCACTGCTGACCAGAATGGAGCTGTGCGTATTCGTGGTAAGAATGTCATCATTCAAGCTGATGAGGATGTGGATATTGTAGGGGGTAGAAATGTCAATCTACGTGCTGGTTCGGGTCGTGTTCTAGTATCAGGAAACACCCTTGAAAAAGATGGTCTTAAAGGTAATCTTTTAGAGCCAGAAGAGCAATGGGCATACAAAGTATTTGAAGGAACAGGTTTGCCTGCCGACAAGTTTTCCATGCTTGCGTCTCCCTTTAGTGGTATTACTGACCTTGCGGGAGACTTGGTTAATTCTCCTGATCAGTTTTCCTCTCTTATTACAGGAGCTATCACCGATGCAGTGGGTGGTGTGATTGGAAATGTCACGGGGGGACTCTTCGGGAACTGACTAAATATAACAGCACCACCTTATAGTATTCTATAGTAATGTCAATTCAATTTCCCGCTAATCCACAACCAGGGGATACTTTTCTAGATATTGATACCAATATTACCTACGTTTGGAAGGGTGAGTTTTGGTCAGCTATTGGTCCTGGTACAGGCGTCGGCGCTACAGGTGCCACTGGACCGACTGGCGCCACTGGCTCTGGTGCTACTGGTGCTTCAGGTCATCCTGGTAATCGTGGTCCCCAAGGCTCTACTGGTGCTACAGGGGTCGAAGGTAAGCGCGGATTTATTGGTTTAACAGGGGCAACAGGTCCTGCTGGTTCTCCAGGTGGTGCAACTGGTCCTCAAGGACCTCCAGGAACTACAGGTGCGACTGGTCCCCTAGGTTCCACTGGTGCGACTGGACCCGTAGGTCCTGAAGGTCCCGTAGGTCCTGCTGGTGGTGCAACGGGTGCTACAGGTCCTCAAGGTATTACAGGTGTTCCTGGTGCAACTGGTCAACAAGGACCTCCAGGTCCCCCTGATGGTGCTACAGGGGCGACTGGTATTGAGGGTCCTAGTGGTGCTACTGGAGCTACAGGTGCTCTAGGTGGATTTGGTGCTACAGGTGCTACTGGTCTAACTGGTCCTGGTGGATCTCCTGGTGGTGCTACTGGTGCAACTGGTCCACAGGGCTCTACAGGTGCAACTGGTGCCACGGGTCTAACTGGCGCAACTGGCGCAGACTCTACAGTTCCTGGTTCAACTGGTTCCACTGGTCCTACTGGTGAGCCTGGGGCTACTGGTCCTAATGGTCCTACAGGTCTTCCTGGTGCGACTGGATTCACTGGTCCTACAGGATCTACAGGTGCTACTGGCGTTGGTGCAACGGGTCCTGTAGGACCTCCTGGTCCCCCCAATGGAGCAACAGGTGCTACTGGTATTGGTGCATCTGGTGCCACGGGTGCCACTGGTCCCCAAGGTGAAACGGGTGCTACAGGTCCCGATGGTCCTACTGGTATTGGTCAGCCTGGTGCAACTGGCTCTACTGGTCCTGAAGGTCCTCCTGGTGCTACTGGTGCTGGTTCTACAGGTGCAACTGGTCCAACAGGTCCTAACGGTCCTCAAGGCTTCCGTGGGGCTACAGGATCTACAGGTGCCACTGGTTTAACTGGTGCAGCTGGCGGTATTACTTATTTCTGGGATCCTTCCGTTTCTCGTCTGGCTGCTGATAACTTCCGTGTGGTAGCTAACTCTCCTGATGCGGATCTCCGCGTTATGAAGTTCCCCAGTTTCAGTACAGGGACCTTCCCCGCCAACTTGTTACCTGGCGATGTTATTACCGTCACGAATAATCTAACTCCAGCTGCTACTTATAGTTACACTGTGCGTGCTAATGCAGGTGAGACTACATCTAACGGAGTTCAGTGCTACACTATTCTAGTTAGTGATGGTTCTGGTTCAGGTGTTCTCGGTAATGGAGCTGATGAAAACGTCACCTTTACCAACAGCCGTACAACTGCGCAGCAACAAATTAGCTTTGGTGTTATTCCTATCACCTTCCCCACCGCGCAGGGTGAAGTAACCATTGATAACGAGTTTGAGTTTAATGGTTATCCCAAGTACGTTGCTTTTAATCCAGTTGATGAACTAGGCAGAGATGCTTCTCTATACTTCTTTGAACCTCTAGCTAATGTTCCTGGTCTAAACAACTTCCAATATCAACTAGATCAAGGCGCATTTTTCCGCTTTGAAGTTGGTGGTGGTTATTACTACAGTAGTATTGATACTTATATCTACGTTGGTAATACTATCGAACTATATAACGGCACTTCTTCAGTTGCCGCTCCATGGAATGTCCAAGTAATTGGTATTTCTTCTGCCACTCCATCTCCAGGTGGTCCTCCTGGTCCCGCTGGTCCTCCAGGTCCTGCTAACGGCGCGACTGGTGCTACGGGTATTGCGGGTGCTACTGGTCCGATTGGTCCTGCAGGTCAGAATGGTCCTCCTGGTCCCCCTAATGGCGCTACTGGTTCTACTGGTCCTACAGGTCCCGTAGGTGCAACGGGCTTAACAGGAGCTACAGGTATTCAAGGCTCTACTGGTCCTCAAGGTCCACCAAACGGTGCTACTGGTACTACTGGCGCTACAGGTGCTGAAGGATCTACTGGTGCTACAGGTCTCCAAGGTCCTCCAGGTCCTCCTAATGGCGCAACAGGTGCAACAGGAGCTACTGGTTTCTCTGGTGTTCCAGGCACTCCTGGTAATGATGGTACTCCTGGTACTAATGGTACGGATGGTGCGACTGGCGTTCCAGGAGCTACAGGTCTCCAAGGTCCTATTGGTGCTACAGGTATTCAAGGCTTCCCTGGTATTGGTCTCAATGGTGCTACTGGTGCCACTGGTCCTATTGGTGCGACGGGTGTACAGGGAAATCAAGGTCAGTCGGGTACCGATGGTGGACTCGGAGCCACTGGTCTTCAAGGTCCTACAGGTAATGACGGTCCTACAGGTCCCGTAGGTCCTGCAGGTCCTCCAGGTCCCACCAGCGGCGCCACAGGTGCTACTGGCTTGCTCGGTCCTACTGGTCCTCAAGGTGCTCAAGGTCCCCAAGGTCCTCCAGGATTCGTTGGTGGTGCTACTGGTGCCACTGGTGTACAGGGCGCAACTGGTCCTCAAGGTCCTGGTGGTCTTCAGTTAACTGGTGCGGTTGCTAACCAAGCTTCCATTCCCACCCCTGGCACAGCTGGTGATCTTTATTATGTCATCGCTGACGATGAAGGTTTCACTTGGGATGGTGCTGCATGGGTATCGGTAGGTCAGTTAGTTGGTACTCAAGGTATCGAAGGTCCACAGGGATTGCAAGGTCTTAGCGGTGGTCCTGGTCCTGCAGGCGTTACAGGTGCCACTGGTGCAACGGGTGTCATCGGTCCTACTGGTGCCACTGGTGCAACTGGCTCTACTGGTCCTGTTGGTGCTACTGGTATTCAAGGACCTCTTGGTAATCAGGGCATTGAAGGTCCCGAAGGTCCTACTGGTCCTCCTGGTACACAAGGATTCCCTGGTCCAACTGGTCCAGGCGGCAGCCCTGGCGTACCTGGGGCTCAAGGTCCACAGGGTGCGTCTAGTGATACCTGGCAGAGAAACAGCTTCGTAAGAATGGGTTCCGCCAATGGTAATGGCTATACGGATGTTGTTCTAGGAAGTCCTGCTAATAATACTGAGTTAAGACATTTGCGTCTATCAGTCTTTGATGATCCTGGTAATGATCAGACCACTCTTCTCACTACTCAGGTGGTTCAGGGTGCGACTCTATTCATCCGCAATCTCTCTGTTCCAGCTACGGTCTACACATATGATGTGGCTGCAGTCTCGGCTCCTGTTACAACTGGAGCGGGAACGTTCATCGATATCTTCCTAGATAATGGTGGTAGAACTGGTAGTGAAGTTTCTCTAGAAGCTCTCTGTGAAATCAGCACCAGCTTCTTCACTCCCCCAACTACATCTACATGGACCCTCAACACAGCTGCTAACTATCCTACACTCGTGTCAGGTCAGTTCTTGCAAGAGGATCCCACTCAACCACAGTCTGTAAATGGTCAGTCTAATTTCTCTATTATCAGTCGCACTTCCATTTTTGGTAATGATCAGTCTGGCTATCTTGATACGGTTGCAGATAATGCTGCTCCTCTGTCCACTGTCTTCATCTACTTTAAGTCTACGCAAGATAGGTTTGATCGCCAAGAAGTACTCACAGGTTACTTCTATTCTGATACTGACACCTATGTGTTTGCTGGTGGAACTGAAAACGTAATTGGCACAGGCTCATTAGACGGTGCATTCTGGGATATTTCGGTTGCAGGTGTTCAGTATGTTAATCCTCTCACTGGATTCACTGGTACCTTTACCAACGGGGATGGGGATACTGTTACAGTGACTAATGGCATTATTACAGGCATTGCATAATGATCGACAAGATACCCAGTAATGGTACTCTCCTGGTCAGGCAAGATGGTTTAGTTCAACTTACAACGAGAAGACAGGTTCCTGTCAATCAAATTGTTACTTACAATCAAACCGACCAGGCGCTTGAATCCACCGACCTCACCTCCATCCTTGTTGGGGGTCAGGTCGTTGTTACCATTGGTCAGATTCCTCCTGAGCCAGCTACTCCAGGTCAACTGTGGTGGAACGACAATGAGGGGAGACTCTACATTTATTATGATGATGGTAACACCGCCCAATGGGTAGATGCCAGTCCTGGTGGTGGCACGGGAGGGGGTATAGTAACTATTTCACCCACTCCCCCTCTAGATCCGAGGCAGGGGGATCTGTGGTGGAACAGTGAGGATGGCAGACTGTTTGTTTATTATGATGATGGGAGTACTGCGCAATGGGTAGATGCTAATCCTTCGGGGAGTGGTAGTGCTCCTGTAATTATTTCTAGTACTCCTCCCCCAAGCGTGTCTCCTGGGGCTCTCTGGTGGAACGACTCTGATGGTAGGCTGTTCGTTTATTATGATGACGGTAATACGGCACAGTGGGTAGATACAAGTCCTAGTGCTGGTGGAGATGCTCTCGTCATCATTGGTTCTACTCCTCCCAGTAATGTTGCTCCTGGTGCTCTCTGGTGGAACGATGAGGATGGGAGGTTATTTGTTTACTATAATGATGGCAATACTGCACAGTGGGTTGATACCAGTCCAGGTGGGGGTAGTGGAGGAGATCCTCCAGTAGTTGTTAGTACTACTCCTCCAGGAAATCCCACGGAAGGTCAGCTATGGTGGAATAGTCAGGATGGCAGACTGTTTGTTTATTATGTTGAGGATACTCCAGGCGGAACTGCTCAGTGGGTAGACACTAGCCCTGGTGGGGGAGGAGCCGCTGCTCTAGTTACTATTAGCTCCACTCCACCCCCTAATCCAGTTAATGGCAGCCTCTGGTGGAACGATGAGGATGGTAGATTTTATATTTACTATATTGAAACTCAGCCAGGTGGTACGGCTCAATGGGTAGATACCAACCCCAATGGAGGAGGAGGCACGGGTGATGGTGCTACAGGGGCTACTGGTCCTTCGGGTCCTCCTGGTGCTACTGGTCCCCAAGGTCCCCCTGGTCCCGCATCAACTCAAGGTGCCACTGGCGCTACAGGTCCTCAAGGTGCCACTGGCGTGCAGGGTGACACTGGCGCTACAGGTCCACAAGGTGATAAGGGTGGATTGCAATATACATTTGTAACCAATACCAACGCCAACAACACAAACAGTGGTCAAATAAGATTTAACAATAGTACTTTCGCTAGCATTACTCAAATTGGTATCCACAATGTTGATAGGGATGGCAATGATCAGGAAGACTACATCGCCACTTGGGCAACACAAGGTAGAACTGACAATAGAGGCACCCTTATTGTTAAATCAAATACTAACGGCGCCACAACAACAGCGATCTTTATCGTAGAAGGTACTAATACTGCAGGTGATCCTGCGACTCGTGCCCGCTTCACCGTAACACCATTGAGTGGTGAAATCTTCGCCAACAGTGAAGATGTGACCGTAGAGTTTATTCCTACAGGTCTAACTGGTGCGGAAGGTGCCACTGGCGTCCAGGGTGCCACTGGTCCTGCAGGTACTGGCTTTCCTATCTATTGCAACTTTAATGGTCTTAATGGTACTGGATTACCAGTTCCAATTAGAGCTTCACAAGGTATTGGTAGTATTGTGAAGACTAATACTGGTAGGTATACGGTTACATTTTCCACACCACAACCAAACGCAGACTATATCTTCATCTCTGGCTCCTCAACTAGTACTGGGGTTGTAAATATTTCCACTCCTACTACAAATGGCTTTTTTCTCTTCACTGGTACTAACTCTCAAGGGGCTGTTAACTTGGAGTATAACTATTTTGCGATCATCCCTGTTTAGAACGATTATATATAGTAGAGGGGAATCCTAGTGATGAATAAGCTTGTAAGGAACTAAACGATGCCTATTAATTTTCCAGATACTGAAGGACAACTCGGTGATGGTTCGTTTACTTTTACGGACCCCGAAACGGGCGTAACTTATAGATTTTATAGAGCCGATCCCCTAGCCACAACAGGTCCTGGCTATTGGTCTGCTGCAGGGAGTGGAACTCCTGGCGCGACTGGTGCTACAGGTCCTGGCGCAGGGGCTACTGGCGCCTCAGGTCCCACTGGTGCCACAGGTGTTCCAGGACCTCCTGGTGCTACTTCTGTTACTCCTGGTCCTCCAGGACCTCCAGGTACTCAGCCTGGTCCTGATGGCGCTACAGGACCCAGAGGCTTTGAGGGTCCCCGTGGTCCTAAAGGCGATCAAGGTGCCCCTGGTATTGCTGGCACTCTCGGTCCTCGTGGTGCAACAGGCGCTACGGGTGTAGGTTCTCCAGGTGGTCCTGGTTCTCCTGGTCCTGCTGGTGCAACAGGTCCCATTGGTATTCAGGGGCAGTCAGGTCCTCCAGGACCTCCAGGAGCCACTGGTTTTAATGGACCTCCAGGTCCTGTAGGTGTTACTGGTTCCACAGGTGCTACTGGTGTTGTTGCAGCTGTTGGTCCACCAGATGCTGTCATGTACAGTAATGGTGTTGCATTCCAAGGAAGCAACAACCTTACGTTTGATGGGACTACTTTAACTGCTGCCAATCCCATTGATGCGGATGTGTCAGGATATTCTGTCTTGCTCAATCCTGGTAGAAGAATTAATGGCGTCTTGTTTGACGGAACACAGGACATTACTGTGAGTGCAGGTACCGCTGGTATCCTGACTATGACTACCAGTGGGAATGGCTTGTCGGGTACTTCGGTATTCAATGGTAGTAACACGGTTTTCACCGTAACTAGTAATGGCACCTCCTCCAATCTAGGTGATACTTTAGTCTTTAGAGATCCCACAGGTTCTTTCTTTGTACAAGATATTAATGCAGATGGGGATGTAGTTATTCAAGGGGATCTCACGGTCAACGGTACAACTACCACTATCGATACGCAGGATCTTCTAGTGGAAGATAGGAACATTACTCTTGGTAACGTTCCTGTTCCTAGTAATGTGACAGCTGAGGGTGGTGGTATCACTCTCTTGGGAACCACACCAAAGGAAATCTCTTGGACTAATGTAAATAATACTTGGATTTCTAACGTCAACTTCACAGCTCCCCAGTTCTTTGGGGATATCACAGGTGATGTAACTGGTGATGTCACTGGCAACGTGGTTGGTATTTTCACTGGTCCACTTAATGGAAATGCGACGAGTGCCAATCAAGTTAATAATGACTTTGATGTTGCAGTAAGTGGCAATGGGCTAAGCGTCAATCCTAACAGTTTCAATGGCTCTGCTAACGTAACAGCTACTGTAACCAGCAATGCCACATCCAATAGCTCACCCAACACCCTTGTCTATCGTGATCCCAGTGGGTCTTTTAATGCTACTGCGGTAACTGCTAACTTAACTGGTAATGTAACTGGTAATGCTGATACATCTACTCTAGCGGCAGATGCGACCAAGCTAGCTACGCCCCGCTTAATCAACGGAGTTGCTTTTGATGGTACCTCCGATATTACTATTGACGCGGCTACGGTTGGTACCTTAACTATGGGTACTTCAGGAACGGGCTTGTCTGGTTCGGCTAGTTTTAGTGGAGCTAATACTACCTTCACTGTAACTAGTAATGCCACGTCAGCTAATAATAACAGTACCATTGTGTCGCGTAATGCGTCGGGTAACTTCTCAGCTAACCAGATTACTGCTAGCCTTCTAGGTAATGCAAATAGTGCCACCGTTCTTCAAACAGCTCGTACTATTAATGGTATTGCATTTGATGGTTCTCAAAACATCACCATCCCCGTAGGTGGTTCAACTCTAACGTTAGCTACTGCTGGTCCTGGTCTCAGTGGTTCGGCTACTTATGATGGTCAAAGTCCTATTACTTTTACCGTTACTTCTAATGCCACCCCAACCAATACTGTAAATGCCATAATCTCGCGTGATTCCGCTGGTGGTTTTGAGGCTCAAGATGTACAGTTTGATTCTTTTGGAGTAGGCACTGCCGCTTCAGGTGTCACTGGAGAGATCCGTGCCACTGGAGATATCACTGCTTTCTTCTCGGATCTTCGCCTTAAGCACAATATCAAGCCTCTTGATAATGCGTTGGAGAAGGTATGCAGCCTACGTGGTGTAACTTATGAACCAAACGAGGTTGCTCTGAGTTATGGTTTCCAAAAGGAAGAGCATGTGGGTGTCATTGCACAGGAAGTGGAGGCAGTTTTGCCTCAAATTGTGAAGCGTGCTCCTTTTGATAGCTCTTACACATCTGATAATGAGGAGTACTCTGTCAGCGGAGAAGAATATAAGACAGTTAAGTATGAAAAGCTTGTTCCCCTTCTAATTGAGGCTATTAAAGAACTCAAAGAAGAAGTGGAAAGACTTAAAGGTAATGAGTAATGACTCTCCCCACATCTGGTACTCTTCGTTTTTCAGAGATACGTGATGAATTTGATGCTAGTAACCCCGTAAGTATTAGTCAGTATTATCGCGGGGGGGCTCTTGTTCCCGATTCTCCTCCTAATGCGAATATTCCTAATGTACCTGGGCTGACGATTCAACTTGCCGACTTTTATGGTGCCTCTAAGGGTATTGTAATCGCGTTGAGTCTGGCTGGATCTCCTTATGAAGATTTGGATATCAAGGCAGTAGTGGATGCATTTGATCCCACCGCATGGGCATCAGCTCTACCGATCCAGATAAACATTGAGAGTGGAGTAGTGGTGGGGGGTACCGTGGCGGCGACTCCCGCTATGACTATTCCCGTTCGATCCGCTTCTCTAAGCCTTTCCAACGCAGGGGATATTCAGGGCGCTGGTGGTGTAGACAGTGATGGTGGTACAGCTATTCTCACCCTCACACCTATTAGCATTAACAATCAGGGTCAGGTATACGCTGGTGGTGGTGCGGGTGGCATCGGTGGACAGGGTGGAGATGGTAGAAACATCAATCCAGGTCAAGGTCCATCCTGTATTCCCACTGGTCAGGGAACTTGTTGTGGTGGCTGCCCTCCAGGACAGAGCCCTACGGGACAGAATTGCTTCTGTGCTCCTGGGTGCTGTGTTCCAACGTGTTGCCAGAACTTCCCTGGCACACCTCCATCATTCCCCCGTGCTCCTGGTAGTGGTCAAGCAGGTGGTCTCGGGGGCATCGGTCAAGGTTATCTCCCCACTCCTAGCCCCACTCCAGGCTCTCCTGGCAGCGGTCCTGTTGGTGGTAATAACATTCCTGGCGGCAATGGTGGTGTCGGCGGTGACGGCGGTACATGGGGTCAGCCTGGTGGCGATGGTGCCAACGGCGAGCCCAGCGCTGCTGGTTATCCTTATGATGCTCCTACTCAAAATGGTCAGCCAGGTTTCTCAGGTGGCTTCTACATTGTCAATAATAATCTCGTCACATGGACCAATCTAGGTAGTGTCCTCGGCAATATCTCCCCCTAAATAATCCTATGGTATAATTACATCATGCAATACACTATTCAACAAATCGTTCCCTCCCAGATTGTGGTTCAATTTGAGGATGGTAGTCGCTCTGTTGTAGCCATCTCCTCAGCTGCTACGCCAGAAGAAATTGATCATATGGTTTCTTTCCATGATCCTGAGTTTTATCCTGCACCAGAGACTCTCGCCAATCCACATATTAGCGTGGGGGAGAGTCGCCACTCGCAGCGCATTATGGAAGAGAGTGTCGAACCTGAGGAAGAGGTAGTATCAGCTGATCCCATCCTTCAAATCATCAATCCACTAGAGGATCCTTATCTAGTTTTTGGTGCTCAGCAACTGGCTCGGGAAGGGAATACTGAGGTTTTAGACCGCATGCTAGAGTTAATTACTCCTCCTGATAGCGAGACTCTTATGCAAAGGTTGGCTGTGATTGAGGAGAATCGTGCTCAAGCTGTCTTAGAAGATGAGCAAGCCCAAGAGGAAGCAGAAGATATTTTTAATCTTGCCACAGAAGAGCTGGGGTGATATAATACATAGGTAAGACTATATTATTGATATGCGATTCCATATTCTAGGTCTCCCTCATACGGTGTCTAGTAAAGAGTACGTTGCTTGTGCTTACACCCAAAAGGTAGTAAAGTTCGGCAAGATGATGACCGAACGCGGTCATGAAGTAATCCATTATGGTCATGAAGATAGTGACCTTGATTGTACAGAGCACGTAACAGTAACAACCAATGCAGACCTAGAAGTTGCATATGGTTCTTATGATTGGAGAAAGAATTTTTTCACCTTCAACACAGGCGACCATGCGTATCAAACCTTCTATAAGAATGCGATTGAAGAAGTTGCCCTCAGAAAGAAGAAATTTGATTTTATTCTGCCTTTTTGGGGTAGTGGTACACGCCCTGTGTGTGACGCCCATCCTGATCTTATTACTGTAGAGCCTGGCATTGGCTACGCAGGTGGTCATTGGGCTAGCTGGAAAGTATTTGAAAGCTATGCGATCATGCATGCA